ACCAGAAATACCAAGAGCGCCAATACAAACACCTCCACAGTCTTTACTACAACCGCAAGATTACGGTATGGGAAGACAAGAGGAATACGGCAGACCGTTATCCAGAGGATCTTTACCACCTATAAACCTATTTAGATAATGTCTATTACACACGAAGAAGCCGTACAGGCAGAACAAGCAGAAATATTACTCAAATCAGATGTCTTTAAAAATGCTATGGAAAACTTAAAAAATGAGTACATCACGCATTGGTTAAATTCCAGAGACATCAAAGATGTAAACATCAGAGAAGACTTACATAGGTCTTTATTACTATTGCCAGAGGTTGAAAGACATCTGCGTATCCTTGCAGAGAAAGGAAAGCTAACAAAAGCAAATATTAACAAAATTAGAAATATTGGTTAATACTTTCCTTTTTATACATTCTTGATATAAAATACTTATAAATACATATAAGGAGTATTTATGAGCAATAACGGAAAACCGACTGCTTTACAAAGCGACACAGAATTAGCTGCGTCTGCGTTTGAAAGCATACTAACACCTGAAGAGGATAATGTTGAAAATGTTTTAGAAGAACAAGATGTGGCACAAGAAGAAGTCATTGAAGATGATTCTGAATTTGTTGAAGATGAATTAGATCAAGAAATTATAGATGAGTTAGAAGATGACGAAGAGGTTGAAGATGAACACACAGATGTTGAAGAGGAAGCTCCGCAACTTCAAACATTTACTGTAAAAGTAGATGGCCAAGAGGTAGAAGTCACGCAAGAGGAACTCATCAACGGATATTCTCGTCAGCAAGATTATACGCGTAAAACTCAAGAACTCTCTCAACAGCGTAAAACTATTGAGCAGAAACAATCAGAGTTAGAGCAAAGGGATGCGATCTATTCGCAGTTATTACCGAAAATGGAAGCACAGTTGAATAGTGCTTTAGGCGAAGAGCCAGATTGGAACGCATTATATGAAGATGATCCAGTTGGTTATGTAAGACAACAGCAAGTTTGGAATGAACAAAAGCAAAAGCTAGAGGCTGTCCAGGCTGAACAACAAAGACTCCAACAGGAGTCATTTGCTGAACAGCAAAAACTTATTCAACAACAAGTTGAAGAGGGACAAACAAAGCTACTTGAGGTTATTCCAGAATGGCAGAACCAAGAGGTTGCCAGTAAAGAAAAAGCTGAGATTGCAAATTACGCAACTAATGTCTTGGGATATACCCAAGAAGAGATCAACTCTGTATATGACTGGAGAGCTTTACTTGGTTTAAGAAAGGCATGGTTAAGTGATAAAATTGCTGAAACTGTCAAGAAAAAACCAACACAAAAAGCACCAGCTAGAGTTGCAAGGCCTGGTACTTCTAATAAAAGAAAATCGGTAGCACCTGTAAAGAGAGCAAAACAAAGATTAGCTAAATCTGGCAAATTGCAAGACGCAGCTAAAGTTTTTGAACAATTAATATAAATTTTAAAATAGGAAAATATCATGGCTCAAATAAATAATGTCTTTGATACGTACGATGCGCAGGCTGATAGAGAACAATTAAGCAATGTTATCTATAACATTTCTCCAACAGCAACGCCTTTTATGTCATCAATCGGTAAAAACTCAATTAAGAACGTAGTTTTTGATTGGCAAACAGAAGCTCTACCAACAGTAGACGCAACTGGTGAAATTGAAGGATTCAGATTAGACGGTTCTACATCTGCTTCTACTGCAACAGTAAGAAAAACTAATGTTGCAATGATTTCAAAAAGAGATGCAACAGTATCTGGTTCTCAGGAAACAAGTGATCCTGCTGGTAAAAAGTCAGAAATGGCTCACCAATTAGCTATTATGGCTAAAGCTTTAAAAAGAGATATGGAAACAGCTCTTTGTCAAAAAGGTGCTAGAACAACTGGTAGTAACACGCAAGCTAGGGTAACTGGTGGTTTTGAATCTTGGATGACTTCAAACGTATCAAGAGGCGCTACTGGCGCAAGTGGTGGTGATGGAGTTGCTCCAACAGACGGCACTCAAAGAGATTTAACTGAAGCTTTGCTTAAAACAGTTTTACAATCTTGTTTTGAAAATGGTGGCGAGCCTTCATTGGCAATTTGCGGACCAGTAAACAAACAAGTTATCTCTGGTTTTACAGGTAGAACTTCAGCTAGACAAATGATTGATGCAAACACAGTAGAGGCTTCTGTTTCTATTTACGCATCAGACTTTGGCGAGCTAAAAATCGTACCATCTAACTTCAGTAGAGATAGATCACTATTATTAGTAGATCCAGAATATGCTAAAGTTTCTTACCTAAGAGACTTTAAAACAGTTGATATCGCTACAGTTGGAGACGCAGTAACAAAAATGTTGCTTGTTGAGTATGGTTTAGAAGTAGGTAACGAAGCTGCACACGGCATCGTTGCTGACTTAAACACTTAATAAGTTAAGTCAATAACTTTAAGGGAGGCTTCGGCTTCCCTTTTTTTTGTGCTAAAATTAAGCATGGCAAAAACCACAGTAATAGATCATAAAAAAAACTTTAAATCTGTATTTGCAACAGAGGATAATAAGTTTATATACCATACCAAACAGGATGTTAATCCTACTTTGGAATATGTAAAACAATTGTCTGAACAAGCTCCAGGCAAAGATCTTAGACATATAGCAGAAGTTCCAATGATTGTATATCAAAGAGCTGTTAGAGAAGGATGGGCGCAAGATTCTGCAAAATGGAAAGATTGGTTAAACCATTCAGATAACAAACCATTTAGAACATGGAAAGGTAAAGTATGACATACGATGAGTTAAAGACTAATATTGCAAGTTTTCTTAATAGATCTGATTTGACTAACCAGTTAGATTTTTTCATTGACGCTACAGAAGCAGAGTTAAACAGAAGATTAAGAAATAAAGATATGGTAAAAAGAGCTACTGCAACAGCAGATGGCCAGTATCTATCATTGCCAACTGATTGGTTAGAGGCCATCAACGTGCAAATAGACAGCAATGACTTTAGTCCATTGTTCCAACAGTCTATAGAATCAATGGATGTTTATAGAAAAAGCAAAGGTAATGCTACAGGCCAACCTGTTTACTTTGCATTGGTAGACAATACAATTGAATTAGCACCTACACCAGACTCAAGTTATACGTTACAATTAACATACTATGGCACTATAGATGCGCTAAGTGATACGAATACAACGAATTTTATTTCTACATCATATCCAGACGCATACCTATACGGTGCTTTAAAGCATGCCTCTATATTCCTTATGGAAGATGACAGGGTTGCTTTATTCTCATCACAGTTTGAAAAGGCTATAGAAGAGATTAGAATGGAACAAGAGAAAGCAGAGTTTGGTAAGGGATCTTTAATGCAAAGACGAAAAACTTACGGAAAAACTGGCAGAAATACTTACATTTTTAAAAATAATTAGGAGAACAGAATGGCAGGATTTAGTGATTATTTAGAAGACAAGGTCTTAGAACATGTCTTCGGTGGCAATGCTTATTCAGCACCGTCAACATTATATGTTGCTTTATATACAGTAGCACCAACTGATACAGGCGGTGGAACTGAAGTATCTGGTGGTGGTTATGTAAGAAAGACATCAGCATTTACTGTATCTGGTACTAACCCAACAACAGCAAGTAACACAGGTGCAGTTGAATATCCAACAGCTACAGCAGACTACGGAACAGTCGTTGCAGTTGGTATCTTTGATGCACTATCATCAGGAAACTTGTTAGCATACGCAAACTTAACTACATCAAAAGTTGTAAGTACAGGAGATGTATTCAGATTCAACACTGGTGATTTAGATATTACTTTAGCTTAATATCATGGCCAGCATAGGCTATAACAAAGGCTACTACTCAAGATCAAAGTATAACGATCTTGCGTTACAAGCCGAAGCAACCATTCAGGCTACTACTGATGCTAGTGCCATACTTACACAAACGCATAACGCAACTGCTGTAATACAAGGCGTATCAAGCTTTACTGCTGTTGGTACACAAATAGATCAAGGCGCAGTTATAGGGCCAATTATATCTGATATGACTGCTGTAGGCAGACGTATCAATCTAGGTGCATCCACTATAAGTGCTAGCTCTGACTTTAACTCACAAGGATTCATAACCGCAGTTGGTGTTTCTACTATATCAGCAACTTCAGATGTAGATGCTAATGCAGTAGTTGAATATAAAGCTAGCTCAACGATCAACCAAACCAGTAGCCTTGTCGCTATTGGTGGTCTAAAATGGGAAGATATAATTGTTCCAGACGATACATGGACAGATCAGATAGTTGCAAGTGCAACATGGACAGATCAAAGTAACCCATCAACAAATTGGACTGAATTAGACAAACAAGAGGCAGCTTAAATGGCAGATACATATACAACTAATCTAAACTTAACAAAACCAGAACCAGGTGCAGCAGAAGATACCTGGGGTATTTCGCTTAACGCTGACTTAGACTCTCTTGATGCAATCTTTAGTAGCTCTGGTACACAGATTAATTTAAACCCAAATCAAATTAATTTTGCAGATGGAAAAAAGGCGGTATTCGGCACAGGCTCAGATTTAGAAATCTTCCATGATGGTAGTCATAGTCGTATTAAAGATACTGGTACTGGTAGTCTTATTATTGATACAAATGGTAATGGTGTTCTTATTGAAAAAGATACTGGTGTAAACCTTGCTTATTTTGATGCTGCAAATAGCAGAGTCTTACTTTACTACAACGATGACGCTAGACTAACTACAACTTCAAGCGGTGTAAACATTACAGGAACAGTTACAAGTGATGGGTTGACTGTTGATGGTGTTGCAAAAGTGCTTGGAACAGCAGGAAATACCGTTGTAATTGCGGATGCTACTGAGACAAACGGGTATCAGTTAAAGGCTAATACAAGTGCATCTGCTGACTTTGGCTTTATAATAGAAGACCTCGCAGGTAAAGATTTATTAAAAATAGCATCCACAGGAGACATCTCCTTCTATGACTCAGCAGGTACAACTCAAGGTTTATTTTGGGACAGTTCTGCTGAGAGATTGGGACTGGGGACAACTACGCCTGATGCCGCTTTAGATGTAGTAGCTCCAACAACAAATTCAATATACGCTAGTTTTAGCTCTACTGACACAAGACCGCTACAGTTATCTAGCTTTAATACAGTCTCTGTTGACGCAGGTCACAATTTTAACGCCACCTCTGGAAACGGTGCTATATCATTTAGTACAGGTGGCTCAGAACGTATGAGAGTTAATTCTAGTGGCATAGACGTAACAGGAACAGTTACAAGTGATGGGTTGACTGTAGAGCAATCTACTTCACCAACAATAACAATAAATGATACAGATTCACTATTACCATTAACTATAAAACAAGATGGTGCTAACGCATCTATGTTGTTAGGTTCAGCAGGTGTCTTAACATTAGGTGTTACAAACAATAGTGGTTTAGATACAGTAATTCTCCAAACACAAAGCAAATCTAGATTAAACATAGCTGCTAACGGAGACATATCCTTCTACGATGATACAGGAACTAGCCAAGCTCTATTCTGGGATGCAAGTGCTGAGAGTTTGAAAATAGGTGATACGGTATCCAACGACTCTAAACTTATAATTAGAGGTGGTGATTACGACCCTACAACTAATGGCGGTATGAATAGTAGAGGTATTAGTATTCGTGGCGGTACAACAGGGTTAGGTAATAGAACAGGTGCGGTAACTTTTTCAACTAACGCAGGTGGTGCTAACGCAGGGTCAGCAGGTATATCGGGAGTTTTAGAGCATTCTTCAAGTGATGATGTGATGGGACTTGCGTTTTTTACACACGGTTCAACAAGCTCGTCTACATCTGCTCAAGAGTCCATGAGAATCACATCAGATGGCTCAGTTGGAATAGGAACTGATTCGCCAAGTAGACCATTACACGTTTATACAAGTGCTACAATACCAGCTTCTTTAGAAAGCACCTCTACTGTTTCAGTTCTTAAGTATGAAAATAGCGGACAAACTGGCAGTACTTATGCTGGTTCACAGAATGATGATTTTTATTTTCATGTTAATGATGCAGAACGCATGAGAATAGACTCATCAGGAAACATTGGAATAGGTACGACTAGTCCTGCATCTATTTTACATATTAGCTCTGATGCACCAGTTATGACAGCAACTGCAACTAATAACGCTTCAGGATTAAGGTTAAATGTAGTTGGTGGTGGCGGTTCATTGCTAAGAATACAAGATGATGGCACAGAAAGACTTAGAATTGATAGCTCTGGAAACATTGGAATTGGAACGACTAGTCCTAATGTGCCACTTCATGTATTAAAAAGCGGAGGAAGCACCACTTCAATTAACGTAGCTTTAACTTTAGATTATGAGTCTCCGACTGCTTCACTGGCAGGTTCTGGAACTGCTATTTTGTTTAAAGGTAAATCTGGCGGTGGTAATCTCGCACAATACGACCAAGCTATGATTTCGACCAATAATATTGGTTCTAATAATTCTCACGGGTTAAGTTTCTTTTACAAGCCAAACGCTGCCACTGCGTTAACTGAAGGTTTAACGCTGGACGAAGAAGGCAACGTTGGAATTGGAACTGATTCGCCAAGTCAAGCCTTGCATGTTGAGAGTTCAAGTTCTGGCACATCTAAAATAGTTGGTGCTTTAGTAAACCCAAATAGTGGCGTTGTAGGGACAGGGGCTCAACTTTGGTTGTCAGGTGCAAATGCTACTACTAGAGGTACATATATTGAAGGTCAGGTAAGAGGGTCTGGTAA